CATTGAGCCTTCAACACCAATACCAGGAGTGATGTTAGACATCTGCGCTGTACCTAGCGCCACGCTTGCAAAGTTAGGTCCACCAATACCAAGCTGTCGTGCAGCTTCCATTGCTTGTACAGTGTCAAACTTACCTGTAGTTGTTCCACTACGCCCTAGTTGTTGGAGTAGCGCAGTTGCTCTTGCGTAGTCGCTGTTAGGGTCTGGGTTACCTGGGATTAAATTAGAGAAAGGTCTGATTCTTCCACCAGGTTGATAAGATGCTTGCTGCTGGTAGAACACCATTCTTTGAGTAGCAAGTTCATATTCAACAGCTTCTTTTGCGGTAGGCATTGCAGCGATACCACCAACAGCACCGCCCATTAAACCGCGCTGCATAGCAGGAGACATGCCCCCACCGCCACCGCCAGCACCTGTCGGTGCGCCTGTGTAGTATGTAGGTAGAGGGCGGTATGGTTCTATACCAGGAGCATTAAACAGTCGGTTATGACCAGACTGTTCGTACATGTAACCCTGTGATGTGTCACCTAGGGTTGTTACATTAAATACTGGTACAGGAGCAACAAGATTGTTACCAGGCTGTCCGTAACCGCCGCCGCGGCCACTCATCTTTCCCATCGCTCCGCCGAGTAGGTTTGACCAACCTCCTGTGTCTTGCTTTAGGAGGTTCATCTCCTGTCGCAGTGAGGACAGGCCAGTTCTTAGGGATGAGATAAACGCGGCAGCGTTAGAGCTACCCATGTTAAGGTCTTCTCTTGCCATCACTATCCTCTAGGTTGATATCGTTGGGAACGTTCTAACCAGTTCTGTCTTTCACGAACTGATAAGGCGCGTATGTCTGCGAGTGTCCAACCAGTAAAAGCTCTTGTTAGAACTTCATACTGGTCAAGTAGCTCTTCGTAATCTGGTTCGCTATATACGAAACAAATCTAGCAAGCTAAGCGGTAGAGAAATATCTTCACCGCATGCCTTGCAAGCTTTCTTCACCTCCCCAAGGCGAGGGCCTGGGTTGCGTTTGATAATCTCGTCGATTACGCGGGTGCGGTCTGCCATACCAAGGGATAGTGCAGTACCAGCTCCAACAGATGGTTCACCGTTTATTGAAACAATACATCCAGATAGTAAGAGTGTATTAATCTCAGCTGATGTCTTGTCGTAGTTTTCCATCAGCCTTTTTTGTGTTATTCCGTTTGGAAGAGCCACAGTTACTGGACCTTGCTTAGTATCCATAACCCATACGCGGTCTCCCACTGGGTCTTTCAATCTAACAACAGGGACATCTTCTGTTAAGTCAATTGTTGTCTCATGCTCGTCTTGGCAAGAGAAACACTTAACCATTAGGTTAGATGTCTGTCCAAATGTAACTCTTCTAATACCTAGAAGGATTGCGTCACGGTCTCCCGATAGCAGCATATCTAGGTCGTCGGCTGTGGCTTCCTTGTCTCCAAGCTTGACCAAGCCTCTGGCTAGTAGAACGTTAAGAGCTTTTCCTGAAGAGCCTGACTTAGCTACAGCTTCTTCATCTGCTCCTGTTAGTTCCCTAACCTCTGCCGAAGTGTGCAGTTCACCTTTAAGGTCAACAAAACCACCAGGCAGTTCTACCTCTGACTCAGAAGGCGCCCGCGTCTTAATCTTAGGCGCGGGCTCCTCTGAAATCTTTTCAGCGAACTGTTGTAGTAATTGTGCATCGGTAATAATATCTGACATTTTATACTCCTATTAGTCGGTTTAAAGCTTTCCAGTATCCTTACGCTTGTAATCATCACCAGTAAAGAATACTGATAGACCCTCGTGAACTAGTGACATTGACTCATAAAGAATCGCTCCGTCAGCAGCATTTAGGTCTGTATAGTTTAGCGTAGTAATCCAAGCGTTATGAATCTTGAATCCCATACGTGGTGTGTTGTCATTTGCAGTTGTGGTCGCTGCGTTTGTAGCAGTGTTTGGGTGGTCCATAACATAGACAGTGATGTCTACGCGGAAGTTCTTATCCACTCCAGCCTGACGCATTGCAATACCTTCACCTGAAGATGTAGCAAATAGTCCACGCATCCAAGTAATAGCTTGGTCGTTTCCGTAAAGGACACCACGTTGCATAGTAATTGGGCTGAAAGTAGTCATACCTGGCACCTGGTGAACAGTGGTGTTATAGCCACCTTCACGGTATTGGATGGACTGTGTGTTAATGCTTAGACCAGAGATTTGTGAGAAACCACCAATCCAGCTAGTAGAGACACCAGAGGTTGCTGGTTCTGTGCTTGAGCCAGTTAGGATTTTATCAGTGAACGGTGCGCCACCTGCTGCGGGTGTAAACTGTGCATAAAATCGGAACGAGCGTAGCGGGTCAGTCGATAGCTTCGAGAAGCGATTGATGATACTTGAGGGGGTTGTCATTTACTTGGCTCTCCTTTACGCAACAGTAACGGTGGTTCCACCGTCAAACTGGCCAATTTTGATAATTACGAATTCGGCTGGACGCTGTAGTGCAACGCCAACTTCAATGTTTACTTGGCCTTGGTCGATTAGGTACTGAGGGTTGTTCTCAGCATCAACCTTGACAAAGAATGCCTGGCTAGGAGTAGTGCCGCGTAGGCCTCCCTGTGACCAGAACTGTGTTAGGAATGAAGATACTGTTGCATCTAGACGACGCCACAATCCTTCGTTGTTTGGCTCAAAGATAGCAAACTGAGTAAGGTCTGTAAGAGACTTACGTAAGTAGATAAGCGAACGACGTACTGGTACGTACTTATCAATGTAGCCTGCCTTAAGAGTTCTTGCTCCCATTACTACATAGCCTGAACCTGGAATAAAGCGAATAGCATTTACAGGCTTGGCAGCTGTGTTAAGGGAGTCAAGGTTTGCATTTGTAAGCTGACGTGTTGATACAACACCTGCAAGACGAGCCTGCAAACCAGCAGGTGCCTTGTAAACTCCACGAGAGTTATCAGTGGTAGAGATAAGACCTGCTATAGCAGCTCCAGCACCCACAGTTAAAGTTCTACCAGTGGTAGCACCAGGGGCTAGGGTTGGGTCTGTAATAACAAGAGGTGGGTAGTAGACAGCAGCTAAAGAGCTTGTTGTGTATTGGTTTGAAAGAGTTAGCTGGTCTGCTGGGGTGTTGTCAATTCCATCAACAACTACAAACACATCATCGCGACTTTCAGCGTAGCTGATTGCAGCATTGACAACGTTTACAGCTGTCTGACCTGGCAAGTTAAGAACCAAAGACTGAAGAACTGTATCAAACGCTGCAAGTCCTGCTGAGTATTCAGTAACTGAAACAGCGTTTCCAACTGTTCCACCAGCAAGTGGCTGGTTAACAACAACAGCTGGGTTTCTTGTGGTTCCAGTGTTTGAAGAGTTTAGGTCTGTCAAAGTTACGTAGTTAGATACCACGTTAACATTTGTTGGTGCGTAGCGTGCGTCCGATGCTGTCATTGATAGCTGAGTAAATGTCTCTACAACGTTAGAGTCTGTTGTACCGCCGCTATAGACAACTAGGTCAAAGTATCCAGTTTCAACAGAGTTAGAAATAGAGATGTTTAAATCGTTACCCCAACGACCAGGGTTCTTAGCAGCTACCTGAAGAGTTGCTGAGGCGCTAACAGCTCGGTCATTAAGTGAGCGTGTAGAAAGGCCTGGGCTTGCTGCAACACGTGTTACGTAAAGCGAGCTTCCGCCGTTTGAGAAAAACATATAAACTGCAAGTGGTATAGAGTTGTTGGTGTAAAGATTCCAAGAACCAAATAGTGTTACGTACTGGTTCCAAGAGGTTACAAGTGTAGGCGTGTTAATTGGGCCGCGGTCGTCTTCACCAACAAAAGCTGTAATAAACTCTGAGTTGGTGCCAGCGATTGGCTGTACAGGGTTTAACGTTTCTTGAACGTACACCCCAGGGCGTTGAAATGCCATTTAGATTATCTCCTTAGATAGATTTTACGTAGGTTCCGTTTATTACAAGATTTCGTAGACCGAAGGGATAGACGTCTGGTTGTTTACTGGAAGGTTAAGATTGACAGTAGTAACTGCAGGTATTGCAGCGGCTGCTGTTGCTGGAGTCATTTCGCTAACCACCCTTAATGTAAAGACGTTACGTAGGAGGCGTCGGTTTCCACTTTCCGCATCCTCAAACGTATCTCGCTTTGCATATCCATCCACGAACATAGACCGCTTGCTGTATTCAGTTCCTAACTGATTACTTACAGGCAGGACGCCGTACTTGGATGGAAACTTATTCCACATCTGAAACAGAATAGCTCTGTCATGTCGTGGATGTCTTGCATATGTTGTAAGTTGATAAATAAGGTCGTAAGCAATTGGGTAGTCATACTGGTAAGCTAGACCTGGCACAGCTGTGATAGTTCCACGGTAGTCTCCATCGTGTAGCTTTCCCTGAACCTGTCGGTCGTTAGCTGGAACAACATCAATCAAATCTATTGTGACAAAAGGAAACTCTTGTGCGCGGGCTTCCACATCTGGATACCCGAACCAGACCTTTACTGGTCTAGTTTTAATTGTTTCAGTAGGGCCGTTATTTGCAGCCGACTTCTCATCAGCAACAACCATACCCTGAAGGTAGTTCTTGATTGCCTCATCTTCCGCAATGATAAATGGGCTACCCATGGAACACCTCGTCTTCCATAACCATACGGTCAAGGAGTTCGTGGTCAATTATTTCATCCATAAAACCAGATAGTCGGTAATTCAAACCTCGCATAACAGAGGTTGGGGCGGACTTATTAGGCTCACCATACTCTAGGTCCCATGCTTTATCGGGGACGTTGTAGTTTAAATTAGAGCCGTCAAACTGGACGGACATTTGGGGGATTACATCAGCAGGCCAGCCAGCAGCTACTGCACGCTCACGAAGAGCTGCAGTCATTTCTGATGAACCTTCGGAGGCCTTAGCCTCTACGAGATTGTCTACGCTTAGCAACGTGTCTCCCCAGTAGTACATTTGCGACAGTCAAAGCTCCCAAAGCTGCAGTGACAGCATTACCAGGAATGGCCTTATTAATCTCGCGTCTGAAGTCTGTGTCAGATGCTGAGGATACTTTTTTAGGCATGTCCATCCTAGATTTCGCAAGGTACAACGCAGGGGGTAAAGCTTTGAATCCCGCATGGATTCACTATAAGGATAAAGCAAAGGGCCCCTTTCGGGGCCCTAAGCGTATTACTTCTTTTTAATCTTCTTGATAATCTTGGCGTCAATCTTCTTATCTTCAGCCATGGTCTTAGGCTTCTTCTTAGCTCCGTGAGCCTTGTCAGCCTTCTCAAACTTTGCCTTCTGAGCTGGGGTCATACCCTTGGTCATCTTGGCATCTTTCTTCTTATCCTTGGCCTCTGTGTACTTGCCGAAGTTAAAGGTAGCCATTACATGCCCTTCTTTCTAACCATTGAGGACTTCTTGCCTTTTGCTGGAGCAGCCTTCTTAGCGAACTTCTTATTAGCAGCTTGTAGGGTCTTCATACCATGCTTGTCTTTTGGCTTACCGCAGCCACATGTTGCGCACATATTATTTACTCGCTTTCTTTGGTTTGGAGACTTTCTTTTTGCCAGAACCTGCGGGGACGCAGTTCGGAACTTTCTTGCCACCCTTAGTCTTCATACCTACTTGGACGTAGCCGTCCCAACAAGGGTTAGTATCTTTAGACATTATGCAAACACGCTTGAGTAGAGAACGGATACAGCGTTAGCGCCAGTAGAGGTAGCCGCGATACCGTAGAGCTTATCGTCCGCATTTAGTCTGATGCTATACACAGAGTCCTTCTTTACTGTAAGACCCTTGTCTACGCCGCTGGTTGCAACAGTGATGTCGCCGATATAGATGCTGTTGTTATCGTCATTAACGATTTGAACAGTTGTCTCTGGGTTCTTAGCGTGGATAGTAGCAAGCAAAACTGGGCTTGTTCCTACTGTAAAAGCTTGGTGAATAACTGCCATGGCGTCTCCTATTTAATATACCCAGCAAGTGCCAGGAACTGTGGGTCGT